TGTATTAAATTTTGGATGAACATTCGCTGCACTGCTAAAAAACAAATGATCTTTGGCCATAGCATAATAAACCCTTGAGCCAACAAGTATATTGCCATTTAAAGCGCCAAACATTGAAACAATAATAACCAGGGCAAACACGCCCGCTATTCCTGGCCCATACAGGGTCCTAGCGGCCATTTCTCCAACTTTTATTTCACCTATAAGAGTATCCATTGGTAATATCTTTAAATATGCAATATTTATCAGGAAATACAATACAAGGATCACTATCGTACCAATAATTAGAGCCAAAGGTAGATTCTTTTTAGGGTTCTTGATCTCCCCAGCTGCAAAAGTCACATATTCCCACCCCCCTACTGTCCAGTTTACGGCCACTAGGGCAATCCCCATACCCGTCAGTATTGATCCAATACTCATATTGGTTGGATTTAATGAAAGATCTAAATGATTACCTGTAGAAATAAATAATCCAGCGAGTGCGAACAATAAAATGCTGCCAATTTTCAACACCGTAAAAATATTTTGGACCCACTTTCCAAATACAATACCCAAATAATTTATAAGAGATAAAACAAGAATTAGAGACAAAGCAAATATCTGCCCACCAGATATTGAAAAACTACCAATACCTATTATACTATTGTGGGTCGAGAGGCTGGGATAGAATGAACCTAAATGTTCAGCAATAGCAACAGCAATTGCGGCATTTGTTCCCGATATATAGGCAACAAATGCTACCCAACCAAAAAGGAAACCAGGCAATGGTCCATATGCCTCTCGAAGATACACATACTGCCCTCCTGCTTTAGGCATTGCAGCACCTAGTTCAGCGTATGTTAGAGCGCCAGCCAGCATCTGTAATCCACCAAAAATCCACGCCAGTAAGATCAAGGATGCAGACGGTAAAGCATCTGCCATCAATCCTGTGGTCATAAATATACCTGAACCGATAACAATGCCAATCACCATCATCGAACTGTCAAACAATCCAAGTTGGCGCTTAAGTTTTACGGAATGGTCTTTTATATTCATTTAAAAATAAGGACAGGGATTTAATCTTCAGGATAGTAATGAAAATACTGTAAATTATTTTGTTATGATACATCGAACTCCAGCAGATTTTCTTGATAGGAATACATACCCTCTGGCTCAGCCAGAATCAAAAACATTTACAGATCTTGTAAATGGATGTAAAAAGTCATTAAATGAAACAGGTGCATGCATACTTAAGAATTTTGTTCACCAATCCATTCTCGACAGGATGGTATTGGAAACCGAACGTATTGTAAATAAATCTCATTATTGCAAGGATAACCATAATGTTTTTTTTAAGGAAGATGATATATCTTTACCAAAAGATCATCCACTCAGGATAAGGGAGGACACCTCACTCAATTCTATCCCCTACGATCTCATGGATGCCCAAGATGCTCTGCACCAGTTATATAATTGGGATCCACTTATGAATTTTCTGTCTATTGTTTTAGGTCATAATCTGTATCGCATGGCTGATCCTATGGCAGCGCTCACATTGAACGTAATGAATGAGCACCAAAATCATGGCTGGCATTACGATGAGTCCCAAATAACCATTACTCTGTTAATACAAAAACCTGAAGCTGGCGGCGTATTTGAATGCGTTCCAGATCTGCGAAAATTCGATACAGATAATTATTCAAAACTGGGAGCTATACTGAATGGCTCTGATGAAGGATTAGTACCTTTGAATGTTGAACCTGGATATTTACTTATTTTTGCAGGATTTTATTCGCTGCACCGTGTTACACCTGTTGTGGGTAAAACAACTCGCTATGTAGGTACATTGTGTTATAAGGACAGGCCAAACGTATTGAATAGTCCTGAAGTACAACAATTATTCTATGGCCGAGTCAATCAAGGTTGATTACTGATTCTCAAATTCAAGAATATTCCGAAAAAGGAGCCATTTTACTCAAAAAAGCATTTAACATTGAATGGCTTTCACTTTTGGCTGAAGGGATAGAGAAGAATCGAAAAAATCCTGGCCCCCACGCATGTCAGTATACACCAGCAGATGATGAAGGCGATTTTTATGATGATTACTGTAATTGGAATCGCTTTGATGAATACCGAGAGTTCCTGTTTAACTCTCCGGCAGCAGAAATTGCTGGGCGTCTAACTCAATCATCTGAAATGCGTATTTTTCATGAACACATATTAGTAAAGGAGCCGAAAACATCAGAACGCACACCCTGGCACCACGATCAACCCTATTACTGTGTTGATGGGAATCAGGTCTGCAGCATCTGGTTGCCATTGGATCTTGTGCCCAGAAAGGCCGGGCTTGAATTTATCGCCGGATCACACGCCTGGGGAAAAATGTTTATGCCAAAAAAATTCCTGACAAATGAGGAATATACCTATGAACCTGGTAGTTTTGATTCCCTTCCAGATATAGAAGCCAATCGTGATCAATACGAGATTTTATCTTGGGATTTAGAGCCGGGAGATTGCATTGTGTTTCACTTCAAAACCTTACATGGGGGAGCAGGGAATCTCAGTCAGCGTTCTCGCCGCCGCGCTTTTAGCTCCCGCTGGATCGGCGATGACGCTGTTTTCGCAGATCGACCCGGTGAAACATCACCCCCTTTCCCGGAATTATCATCCTTTAAGCAAGGTGATGTTCTTGATCATCCGATTTTTCCGGTTTGCTGGAAAAGATGATCTTTATTTATTGTTGTCCAACCTGCGATCCAAGATAAATCGTTTTAATTATATCAATCGCATCATTGTTGGTTTGATTAAGTTTAATATAATAGTTGTTGACAATTCATCTATACTAATAATAATTTACCCAGAATTAAGGAATGGTCAGGTTTACTTCCACATACCTTACTTTTATTAAATCACACTATTATCACAATAGTGCTAGAAAAAGGAGATAAAATGAGAAATCTTATTAAGATCATTGTAGTACTTAATTGCGCTGCTTGGCTATTTGCTCAAGATGGTTCTATATCTGGAACCGTTTCAGATGCAGATGGTAATCCATTAGCAGGTGCAAATGTTTCTGTTGAAGGGACATCCATGGGTGCTGCAACTATAACTTCTGGTGCTTATTCAATCTCCGGCGTCCCTGCCGGTTCGTATACTGTCACCGCTTCATTCATTGGTTATGAATCATCAAGTCAAAGTGTGGATGTAGTGCAGGATCAGCTCAAGCTGATTTCTCTCTTGCTACAAGCGCATTAGCTGGTGCTGATGTTTTTGTTACAGGTACACGTGCCGCTGGTAGAACAGCCATGAAATCACCTACACCTATCGACGGATTTGATGACTTATCATTGCGTCGCCAAGGTAACGGTGATTTAACAGAAACACTTAAAAACCTAGTACCATCATTCAACGCAACACCGCTAACAGGTGACGGCGCTGCATTCGTACGACCAACATCCATGCGTGGTCTTCCACCAGATAATATTCTGGTCATGACGAATTCAAAACGACGCCATCGTTCAGCTTTAATCTCACATTTTGGTGCAGCCATGAATGTGGGTGCCCAAGCTGTTGATGTGGGTATGATACCAAGTATTGCAATTAAAAAACTTGAAGTACTGCGCGATGGTGCAGCAGCTCAATACGGTTCAGACGCCATTGCCGGTGTTATGAATTTTATGTTGAAAGATAATTCTTCAGGATATCAAGTTCACGTAAACGGTGGTCAATGGATGGAAGCTCCAAATGGTCGCGGTGGTGAAAAAGATGTAACGATTGCAGCCAATGTTGGCTTACCCCTCACAGATAATGGTTTTGTAAACCTTAGTTTTGAATATGCTGACAGACCAGAACTTTCTAGAGGTAACCAACATGCATCTGCCGCTGATGGTTACAAAGGCTGGGATGCAAATGACGCAGGTCAAGATGTTGATGATTGGCAAACAGCCATGAACTGGGGTCGTCCCATAGGCAGTGGATTTAAATCCGTTTGGAATGCCGGTTTAAAAATTAACGATAATGTATCGGCTTATTCTTTTGGTAATTATGCTGACACATTTGGAGAATACAGTTTCTTCTTACGTGCTCCCGGTAAATCCGGCGCATTAACAGCTGTTCCACTTAATCCTGCAGACCCTTCAGAAGGTAATTTTTCCTGGGGAGATACGTATCCCTTGGGATTTACACCTCGTCTTGAAGGTCATGGAAACGATTTTAGTTCAGTCGTTGGTGTTAAAGGTGACATGGAAATGGGGCTTAATTATGATTTTAGCGCAAGCTATGGTAAAAACCACATTCATTATTATCTAAAAAATACACTGAACTTATCATGGGGTCCTTATTCACCTCATAATTTCGATATTGGTGACTTAGAACAAGCAGAAACAAACCTGAATGCTGACTTCACATATGCCTTATCCGATGCCATTAATTTGGCTTTTGGTGCAGAATGGCGTGAAGAATCTTACACCATGTTTCAAGGCCAAAAAGAATCTTGGATGCCTGGTCCTTGGGCAAACGTAGCCTTGTTGAATGACCCTGAAATACCAGGCGACTCAACAGTGTATACCGCACCCGGATTAGCCGCCAATGGTATGCCAGGGACTAGCCCGGATGCTGCTGGTGTTTTCGATCGCCAGAATACAGCCTTTTATGCTGATGTAGAATATGCCATGGGCGATGCTCTGCTTCTGCAATTTGCAGCCCGTTCTGAAGATTTTTCAGACTTTGGCGCAACCAGTAATATTAAAGTAGCCGGACGTTACTCGTTTGGTGATTTGGCTACACTGCGTGGTGGTTATTCTACAGGTTTTAGAGCACCAACACCTGGCCAATCGAATTATACTGGTATTGTTACATCATTTGATGGCCCGACTGGAATGCAGGTACAGGAAGGTACCGTGCGTCCGAATGATCCACTTGCTGTTGCATTGGGTGGAGCACTATTGGTACCCGAAGAAGCAACCAATACTAGTTTTGGCTTCACTACAAGCCCAATAGATAACCTGAACTTGACATTTGATATGTATACAATCGATATTGTAAACAAAATCATAAAATCTCGTTCACTTCCTGTTGAAAATAATCCGGAGTTTAAAAAGTTAGCATTTTATACCAATGCGCTTGATACTGAAACATCCGGTTATGATCTGGTATTAACATACAGAATGGGTGATACCAATCTTGGTCTTGCAATGAACCATAATGAAACTAAAATGGTTGAACATCGCAAGATTGGTCCAGATCAATTAGATCCTATATCTACTGGTCTCATTGATAATATCGAAAACAACCTACCAAAGGATCGTATCACTGCAACAGTGACTCAAAACTTTGGAGATGCATTGTCTCTTATGGTTCGCTTGAATAACTACAGTGAAACACTGGATGAACGCGGTACATTAGGTGATGATAAATCTACTGTTGATGCTATTTCTTTTATCGATGTTGAATTGAGTTATGCAGTAAGCAATAACCTCAATGTAGTCTTTGGTGCTAATAATGTGACCAATGCATATCCGAATGAGATTCCAACTCGTGCATCTCAAGGTATGCCTTACCCACGTCGTTCACCGCTCGGTTATCATGGTGGTATGACTTACATTAGATTAATGTACGACTTCTAAAATTGCTGAAGCAATTATAGTTAAAAAAGGCGGTGGCGAAAAACCATCGCCTTTTTTTATTACAGACGATGGCATTGAATAAAAAACAATTAATTCTTTATATGCTGTTCTGCGAGTTTCTTGTAACATGCTATTTGTTCCAAGGCTAGGTCTTTCGATTCAGATGGCTTGAAGGATTTGCAGTTAAATCCTAATATTTCCTTCATGATTTTATGTGCATAATCCGTAAAAACAACTGTACCATCATCTTGAATTTCCTGAATGGAATCAAGTTTCCCCGATTCTTCATTCATCTTGATAGCATCATCTAACGTAATTTCATCTGGTAAATTAATCTCTGCTCCATTTCCATTTAGTAATACTGGATAACCACCAGGCAATCCATTTGGTCCAGGTGAATGGGTTTTTAAATCTTGATCTTTCACCAAAAATGAGATTAGATGATGTATGTGATAGAATGGAAAATCTTAATTTTGGTTCAACTGATTGTGCATTACCAATGTTATACGCACTTGAGAACAATCTCAAGTTTGACGCCTTCGTAGTTTATACGGATAGTGAAACTTGGGCAGGTAGATCACACCCAGTAGAAGCACTTCGTGATTATAGAAAGAAAACGGGAATCCCAGCAAAACTGATTGTGGTAGGGATGGAAGCAAATGATTTTACAATAGCAGACCCAGATGACGCGGGTATGTTAGATGTAGTAGGTTTTGATACGACAGCACCATCGGTGATGTCTGATTTTATCAGAGAAGATTTACAGTAACAAATAAGTAAAAAAGGAAAAACAATGAACACAGGTACAGTAAAGTGGTTCGACGCTAAAAAAGGATATGGTTTCATATCTGATACAGCGACGGATAACTCAAAAGATTACTTTGTCCATTTCTCCGAAATTCAAACAGATGGCTTTAAGACTTTAGAAGAAGGTCAAAAAGTCGAGTTTGAAATCGGTGAAGGTACAAAAGGTGCTGTTGCGAAGAATGTTAAAGCAGCAGAATAATAAATCAAATTTAGCATAAAAAGTTGGGTTGTTTTTATAACAACCCAATATTTATATTTGTCAAGGGTTATACCAATGACAATTAAATAATAATAAATAAAAATAACAATAAGGAGATAACAAATGGATATTAACGCAGTGAAAAAGCGATTAGCTCAGTTACAAACATCGACTACTCGTTCCACAAATCTGTGGAAACCACAGCCAGGAAAAACACAAATTCGTATTCTTCCATATAAACTAAATACAGATACTCCGTTTATTGAATTATTCTTTCATTATGATTTAGGAGGCAAATCATTTTTGTCCCCAACATCATTTGGTCGTCCAGACCCGATTGAAGAATTCGCAGATAAACTGAAACAATCTGGCAATCGTGAAGATTGGCGACTTGGAAAGAAACTCGAATCAAAACTTCGTACTTTCACACCAGTCGTGGTTCGTGGTGAAGAACAAGGTGGAACAAAGTTTTGGGGTTTTGGTAAAACTGTATATCAGGAACTATTATCAATAATAGCAGACCCTGATTATGGTGATATTAGTGATCCTGTAAATGGACGAGATGTTGTAGTTGAGTTTAAAACTGCAGAAGAAACCGGAGCATCGTTTCCGAAAACTTCTATTCGTGTTAAACCAAATCAAATTCCAATTACTGAAGATAAAGCCGTATTAACTGATTTACTCGATAATCAAAAAGACATTACCGAAGTATATAATGAGTTAAGTTATGATGAATTGGCAGAAGCTTTAGGTGATTGGTTAAATCCAAGTGATGGTGAGGAAGAAACTACCAAAACAGATACTACTAATGTTCCAGCATCTACATTAAAAAGTGCAGTAAGTAACACTTCTAATGTAACGGACGCATTTGACGATTTGTTTAATAAGTAAATAAAAGGAGAGACAATATGTCTGTAAAGGACGAACTTGCACAAGTTCTCGCCGATAGTCTTAATAAACAATTCAAGGATACAAAGGTAGCTTATTTTTTAGATGGTTCTAATGCTACTCCAACTGATATCAAGGAATTCGTATCTACTGGTTCATCTGTATTAGACCTTGCAATTTCCAACCGTCCAAACGGTGGAGTTGCAGTTGGTCGTATTACAGAAATCAATGGATTGGAATCAAGTGGTAAATCTCTAATAGGAACTCACATTCTCGCAGAAACTCAAAAACGAGGTGGTGTTGCAGTGTATATTGATACTGAAACATCTGTTAGTAGAGAATGGTTAGAAACTATTGGTGTTGATGTTTCAAAACTATTATATCTTCATGTGGAAACAGTAGAAGATATATTTGAATGTATTGAAAGTATCATCGTTAAAATTAGAGAATCAGACAGAGATAGACTTGTAAGTATTCTCGTAGATTCACTTGCAGGAGCATCTACCAAAGTAGAAATGGAAGCCGATTTCGAGAAAGACGGATGGGCAACGAGTAAAGCAATTATCGTTTCAAAAGCGATGAGAAAGATTACTCAAATGATTGGACGAGAACGAATAGCTCTCGTATTCACCAATCAACTCAGACAAAAACTCGGAGTAATGTTCGGTGATCCGTGGACTACTTCTGGTGGAAAAGCATTACCATTTCATTCATCAACTCGTATTCGTTTGAAGAATATGGGACAAATCAAAGTGGGAGCAAAAAATGATGTAATTGGTATGAAGTGCAGAGCACAGATTATCAAAAATCGTTTGGGGCCCCCACTTCGTCATGCTGACTTTAACTTATACTTCGATAGTGGTATTGATGATATGGGAAGTTGGCTAACGGTACTAAAAGACCACAAACTTCTAAAGATTGCAGGAGCATGGTACACTTTGGAATACAAAGGTAAAGACATTAAGTTTCAATCTAAGGATTTTGAGAAAAAATTAGAAGAAAATGATGGTCTTAAAGAACACTTGTATGACAAAATTTGTGATGCATCTATACTCAAATATAAATCAGCCGATTTAGGAATTGATGATGTAGTATATACAGACGAAGTGGTCGGTGATGAGTAATGATAGATACCTTTCTATTCTTGATGAGATAAAGAAACACGGTGGCGGTTCTGATATAACGAAGAATCCCAACGAAAAAGTACTGATAATAGATGGCTTGAATACTTTTATCAGAGTGTTTAGTGTTATACCAACTACCAATGATGATGGGATTCATATTGGTGGAATAGTTGGTTTTCTGAAATCAGTCGGTTACGCTATAAAAATGTTGGGACCCACCAGAACTATTATAGTTTTTGATGGAAAAGGAGGGTCTAACCGCCGCCGTAAACTTTATCCAGAATATAAGGCAAAACGAAGAACAAAGAAAATCCGACTCAATCGTGTAAACGATTTTGAGAATATGGATGATGAGCGTCATTCTATGATGATGCAACTATCTCGTTGCGTTGAATATCTAGAGACTCTCCCCGTTTCCATTCTTTCAGTAGATAGTGTGGAAGCAGACGATGTTATTGCCTATATCGCAAAACAACTCTTACCTAAAAGTAATCACATTATAATGTCAACCGACAAGGACTTTTTGCAGTTAGTAAGTGATAGAATTTCAGTATGGTCACCCACAAAGAAGAAACTGTATAAACCCGATGTAGTGAAAGAAGAATATGGGGTTACTTCAAAGAATTTGTTGATGACTCGAATTTTTGACGGTGATGTATCAGATAACATAAAGGGTGTAATGGGAATTGGTTCTAAAACCTTATTAAAGAACTTTCCAGATTTAGCAGATGATGGAGTAACTTATACAGTAGATGAAATAGTTGATAAATGTGAACAGGGTAGTAGATTTCATAATGTAGTAAGAAAACAGAGAGATAAAATGCATCTCAACCACACATTGATGCAGTTACAAGAGGTGGATATAAGTGGTGGTGCAAAACTTAAAA